CAAAAACTATTATTCCTATTTGGAAAGATAAGTTTTACAGAAGTGAATGTGGTGATAGAGTAGGTTTTATTTTAAAGGATGAAGTATGAATATTCGTGAAATTGCGAAACGATTGGCAGTAGAGTACAAGATGCCTAAGGCTGAAAGGTACGATTTGGTTTACCGTGACTTTGATGACATGGTAGAAGTTGTCGGTTGGACACAAGACCCAACATTAGACATGAAAGATTTTGAGGGTCGTGAGATGTTGTTTCCAAAGCGATGGGTTACAATTGGTGTTCTGCCAGCTGAAACGGAGGTGAAGGTATGAAATCTGAAAAATTAGTTACGCTAAAAACCAACCACACAATTTTAGCACAAGTTAGCAATACCGAAAACAATAGTGTTCTTTTGAAAGAACCAGTACAGGTCGTCTTGCAACAGACACAACAGGGACCAATGATGGGTTTTGCACCTTTCTTGGAGTACTGTGAAGAATTTAATCATGGTATTGAAATTTCTATGGATGATGTGTTGTGTATTACCACACCAAGCCGTGAGCTCGTCAATCAATATAATCAAGTTTTTGGTAGTGGCATTCAAATTGCCTCGGCTATTCCAAAAGTATGATACAATATATGAATGACTAATAATTACTACACACATGTACTCTGTTTCGGTAATAATATTTTTTATCGAGGCATAAAAAACGGCCGGCGTATCAAACAAAGAATTGAATATAGTCCGACACTTTACTTTCCAACAAACAAGCAAACAGAGTGGCGCTCGCTACAAGGTGATGTTCTAGAGCCAAAAAGCTTCGGTTCAATCAGAGAAGCTAAAGAGTTTATCAAACGATATGAAGAAGTACAAAACTTCAAAATGTTTGGTAACACTCGGCTCGAATATGCCTATATCGCTGATGTCCAAAAGGGCAGTATCGATTGGGACCTGAAACACCTAGACATTGCAATTATTGACATTGAGGTCGGTTCGGAAAATGGATTTCCAGAACCTGCCTCCGCCAGCGAACCGGTCACGGCAATCGCTGTAAAAAGACTAAATAGAGGGTTAAAGGTTTACGGTTGCGGTGATTTTGAAAATGACCGTGATGATGTGACCTATGTCAAATGTCAAGATGAATATAGTCTATTGAGGTCTTTCTTAGACGATTGGATAGACGATTGCCCAGACATAATCTCTGGTTGGAATATTAAGTTCTTTGATATTCCTTATCTCCACAACCGTATGCAAAAAATTCTAGGGCCAGAATTGACCAAGAAGTTATCGCCTTGGGGTTTTGTTGTTCAACGAGAAAAAATAATTAAAGGAAAGAAACAAATTGCCTATGATATTTTTGGTGTTTCTTGTTTGGATTATATCGAACTCTACCGTTGGTATGCTCCTGCAGGCAAGTCACAAGAGTCCTACAAACTCGACCATATTGCATCTGTCGAACTAGGCACAAACAAGTTAGATTATTCTGAATATGATAATCTACATCAACTCTACAGATTAAATTTTCAAAAGTTTATTGAGTACAACATCAAAGACGTTGAGCTCATTGTCGACCTAGAAGACAAACTGAAATTAATTGAATTAGCAATAACACTTGCTTATGATACAAAAACAAACTTTGAAGATGTATTTGCACAAACAAGAATGTGGGATGCTCTAATCAATTCTTATTTGATGGATCGAAACATCATTGTCCCACCAAAAGAAATAAGAATTAAAGATTCAGCTTTTGAAGGTGCATATGTCAAAGAACCACAAGTAGGTAAACACGATTGGGTTGCTTCTTTTGACCTGAACAGTCTTTATCCTCACCTGTTGATTCAATACAACATTTCTCCAGAAACTATTATAGAACCGCAAGACTATACACCAGAAATGCGTAACATCATTTCTGAAGGTGTTTCAGTTGAGCGCCTGTTAGATAAAAAGATTGATACATCCAAATTGAAAGATGTTACACTGACACCTAACGGCCAGTTCTTTCGGACAGATGTGCAAGGTTTTCTACCAACTATGATGGAAGAAATGTATGAAGACCGAAAGAAATTTAAAAAGTTGATGTTGAAAGCACAACAAGAGTATCAGAATGAAACAGACCCACAGAAACGAGCACAATTAGACAAACTTATAGCACGATATAACAACCTACAACTCGCAAAGAAAGTTTCACTAAACTCCGCTTATGGTGCTCTTGGCTCACAGTACTTTCGATTCTATGATTTGCGTCAAGCACTCGCAGTTACATTGGCAGGTCAGTTATCGATTCGTTGGATTGAAAGTAAGTTAAATAGTTATCTTAACAAACTTTTAAAAACGGATATTGATTATGTTATTGCATCAGATACAGATTCGATTTACCTCAAACTTGAACCTCTGGTACAGTCTGTGTTTTCGAAAGAGACAACAACTGATAAAGTTATCGCCTTCATGGACAAGGTATGTGAAGATAAAATTCAACCGTTTATTGACAAAAGTTATTCTGAGCTTGCTTCGTATGTTCACGCCTATGCCCAAAAAATGCAAATGAAACGTGAAGCTCTTGCTGACAAAGGTGTTTGGACAGCAAAGAAGAGATACATTCTAAATGTTTACAATAATGAAGGTGTGCAATACAAAGAACCAAAACTCAAAGTGATGGGTCTAGAAATGATTAAGTCTTCTACACCTGGTGCCATTCGTGAAAAGATGAAGAGTATTGTTGAGTTGATGATGAAAGGCACCGAAGAAGATGTACAAGAGTTTATCCTAAACTTTAGAGAAGACTTCAAAAAACTCCCAGCTGAAGATATTTCTTTTCCTAGAGGCGTCAACGGCATTAATCAGTATTCTGATTCGGTAACTATGTATAAAAAAGGCACACCAATACATGTGAAAGGTGCTATTCTATATAATTATCATTTGGTTAAAATGGGTTTGACTAACAAATATCCTTTAATACAAGAAGGTGAAAAGATAAAATTTACATACCTCAAAACACCCAACACATTTAAAGATATGGTTGTTTCTTTTCCAATTAGACTGCCAAAAGAATTCAATCTTGAAGATCATATTGACTATGACACACAATTTCAAAAAGCTTTCTTAGAACCAATTCAAGTTGTGTTAGACTGTATGAATTGGAAAGCTGAAAAACAAAGTTCATTAGAAGATTTCTTTACATGAAAAACATAAGAATTATTGAAACTGGAATAGATGTTTCTGGTGTCATTGAAGACTTAAAGAATCATCCTGATGATTGGGAATCACAGAAAGAAATTGACCATGCAGATTCATTGTTGAATCATGGTTGGGATTATCTGCCGATTGGTGTCTTACAGTTGGTGATTGGTGGCCAAATGTTTGAAAATCAATTTATTGGTGATAGTGAGTATTGTTTTCCTACGCCAGCATATCCAAATCATTTGTCTATGATTGATATTTTGATGAGAAGGTTTATACAATTTCGCCGATGTGGTTTTCTATCAATGCCTGTTGGTGGTTATGTTGGTAAACACATAGACGAAGGTACATATTACTTAACGAAAGACCGGTACCACTTTTCTATTTTAGGAAGATACCGTTATATGGTAGGTGATGAAGAAGCTATTATTGAACCTGGCACTTTCTTTTGGTTTAACAACAAACTACCTCATGGTGCTGAAAATGTTGGAGACTGTACAAGAATAGCATTTGTTGTTGATGTTCCACATTCGAAAGAAAACCCATGACACAAGCACTACTACCTTTTTTAACCGCAATTGCTTTATCGGCTATTGCGGCATTTTATTCTGTAATCGGTCTTGCACAAATCTTTCCTGGTTCGTTTTGGCCGATTGTGTTGATGGGTTCTGTGCTTGAGGTTGCAAAGTTGGTAACAGTTTCTTGGTTATATAACAATTGGAATGTTACCATGCGAGCAATGCGTTACTATTTTGTGATTGCAATTGTTGTACTGATGTTGATTACTTCAATGGGTATCTTTGGGTTTCTATCAAAGGCACACCTCGAAACAAACATTACTGTAGGTGCCAATTCTGTTCAAATACAAATCATCGAACAACAAGAAAAGATTGCAAAAGAGAGACTTCAATATTTGTTGAAAAAAGCAGGTGATGATCCAGATAGAATTGCACGAAGAACAGACCAGGCGATACAAGAAACACAAGCAGAGTTAAGAAGGTTGTCTGAAGAAAAGTTGCCGTTACTCAAAGAAGAAAATGCATTATTGGCAGAAGTTGGTCCTATCAAATATATTG